TTCTAAAGTATTTTTATCTGTTTTAAATCCACCCTCTGCAATATCCATAACAGAGTCTGGGCTAGCAGTAAATCCTGCTTTATCTTTTAAATTAGAATAGATAAAACCTTGTGCATTACAATCAACACATCTACTTAAATTTTTATATGGTTGACCATTTGTTTTAAGTTTTCTAATTACACCTTTACCAAGGCACGTCTCACATTGGCGTGCTTTTGTTTTTTGTACAGGTTCTAATTGACGTGCAAAGATTTGTTTTAACTGTGTGCCTGTAAATCTAGGTCTTTTCTTTTTCTTTTTAGTAATAGGGTCTACACCTAAATTAAAAGTTTTAGACCAAAGTTTTTTATCTTTTACTTTTACACCATATACTAACCAAGATAATTGCTCTGAGCTTGCAGGATTAATTTTTGTATCTCCCATTCTCGTGTGCATAATCTCATCTATTTCCACACGAAGTTTATCATGCTCATCTTCAAACTCTTTTTGTAGTGTATCTAAAACATCCATATCAATATAGATACCATTGTCTTCCATCTTTGCTAGCACAACTAAAAATCTACACATAGTTTTTAATGTGTTAATTAAATGTTTGTGCTGTGGTTTTTTTAATTGCAACATCTGTGCTTCATACAAAGACCTGGTTGCCTTAACATCTAGTCTACCATACTCTTCTACAAGACCAATTGGTATACGTTCAAATGATATATTTTTTTCTAAATATGGTTCAATCAAATCAGATTTTTGCACAACACCACGATATTCACAACAATGTTTTAATTTTAAACTTCTTTTAATACCTCTGTTCATAACATACTCGCCAATCATTGTGTCATAAACTCTACCATCATATTTAAAACCTGCTTCCCATAACCACAACAAATCAAATTTTATATTGTGCCCAATAAGTAATTTAGTCTTATCTAAAATATCCTGCACTATTTTTCTGTTTGGTATACCTTTAAATTCGTTATGTTTAAAAAATACATACTCATCATTAATTCCCATACACACTAAAAAATTGTCTGGATTTTTAGCTGATGGGTCTTTCTTTCCATCCTCTGTTATTTGAAAACTTGTTTCTACATCAAATACTGTAATCATCTATAATAACTTTCTTTTGTTTCAATTAAATGGCAATTAGCACAAACAATTATACATTTTCTCATTTCAACTTTTATTTTTTTCCATTGTGCATAACTACTTCTTCTCATCTCGCCAACATTATAAAGTTTTGTGGAGGGGTCTACATGATGAAACTGTAGTGCTACAGGATGTTTATTATATCCACAATGAGCACAACCTTTAAATCTTTTTACTCTATCTATTCTTTTAGTAATCCAAGCACGAACAACTCTATGTCTTTTAATACTACCTTGTCTTAATACTTCCCATGCTTCTGGGGAGTACCATCTTGGCTGTCCTCTTCTATTTATGCGTTTGTCATTTTCAGAATGATACCCACCAAAGATATAACCATCCTCTCTTCTTGTAACACCTCTAATCATAAATCATACCTCGATAGTTCTGGTATGATAGTACAAACCAATTGGCCATGCCACCCCGTTATTTTATTTTTACTTATAGCCAAACTTCTAATTCTTTCATCTGTATCTAGTTTATCTCTATGCCCTACACCTATAATCACATCAGCTTCTGCGGCTTTACCTGTCTTACTACCCTCCATCATATCAAAAGTCAAATCAAACTTACCTTGACCATCTGCTGATGCTTGGGATACAGCTATAACACAACAATTATTTCTTTTTGCAATCTCTCTTGCACCTGTATAAATAGCACGAAGTTTTTCATCTGTACGTGCAAAAGAACCTTTTACATTTACTTTATCTAGTTGGTCTACAACTAAAATATCTGGATTTTCTTTTTGCACAAACTCATCTACATCATCAAGAGACCAATCAACAGTATCAAGTATTTGTATATTATTTCGCACCTCTGCCCATTTTGTATTAGCACTTGCCTTATCTGCTCTAATTTCATCAAATGTCATACCTGTGTGTGCATTTATTAGTCTCATTTGTGTACGAATTGCAGGCTCTTCATTGATAAGTGCACAAACTTTAGCACCTTGAGATGCAAATCCGTCAACTCCCGAGACTAAATTTACCCAGAATGCAGTCTTACCTGCTTCTGGTCGTGCAAAAACAATTACAAGATTACCCTCACCAACACCATTTACTTTATCACGAAGTGGTTCTAAATTAAACTTCCACTTTGTGTTGTCTTTTAATTGGTCTATCAAATCTTCTATGTTACCTGTTATGTATTGATAATCATTTACCTCTTCAAATGTAACATCTAATTGTTTTCTAATCTCTGTAAAATCAGTATCATTACCATTATATATTTCATTTGCAAGTATGGCTACCTTTTCTGCTATACGCCTTTTAAATAAAGAGCGAATAATATTTTGTGCTATCTTTTCATTTGGTAATTCTATTTCTTTTAACTCATCAACAAGAACATTAAAATTTTCTTTCGCCGCTCTAGACATAGCAGGATTATAGACATCAACATGTAAGGTTGATAATTCATTTATGCTTAAATCTTTATCAGAATCTTCATGTGCATTTTTAATAGTTTCATACAACGCACCTGTGCCATTTGTAAAAAACTCTTTTGATAATTTACTTTTATTTTTGTGATAAAAGTTTTTATTTAATAATAATTTAATTAACTCCTTTTCCATCATATCGCTTTACTAATATACTTCTTACCCTTTCCCAGTTGACTCTGTCACGCCACTGTGCATTTGTTTTCGGAAACCTCAACGCCTTCTTATCAAGTTTCTTTTTTACTTTCAATAATTTTTTTAAACATTTCATTGTGACATTATATTGTAATCATTACCATAACGCCAATCGTCAGTCTCTTTACACCAATAACAAATGCGATTATGATTTCCTTGACTCATAAATTCTTTATTACATCTCATACAATTCCTTTTTCTTTTATTTTTTTCATGTATTGATTTTGGTTTAGAAGTATTATAATACTCTGGCCATTCAAACTTTTTTTCTTTCATTTTTCTTTTTCTCCCTAATAGAATATACCCATATATCTTCAAAGGTTTTAATACTTTTTCGTATGTTAGCTTTTGTTTTTGGTTTATCTTTTAGGTTAGCATATATAAAAGTACTAAACACGTCAAGAAAATGTTCTGTAAATATTCTTCTCATTATAATTCTCTGTTAATGTATTGCATAACTGAATATCCCAATCTTTTAATTTGAAATATAGCACCATCGGATAAAGTTTTTTGTCCTGTTAGTATAGCAAATCGTTTTGCTTTTTCGCACACAGGATAAACTAATTCATTACCATAAACATTTTTCTTTTCTACATATACTATTTCTTTTTGTTTTGTCATTGTAATATACTTTCTATTTGTTGTTCATTAAAATACTTTAAATCATCTTGAAGCATTTTTACTTTAGTAGGTATATAATAACTTAACTTATTGCTTATGTCAAACGCCTTGGTTGTTGCGTCTCTGTCAAGTGCAACAATTACTTCCTTAAATTTTTTTCTAATTATAGGAATAAAACTATCTGGCAAACTTGTACCCATCAAAGCTACACCAGAATATAAATGAGATACTGCACATGCACTGGCACAATCTTCTACCAGGATTGCTTTTTCTTTTTCTCCACAGATAAATGGATAAGACTTATCTCCATAGATATACCATTTAGGATATACGTTTGAGTTTAATCCTCTACCTATTGCACCTTTTATTTTTTCTTTTTCTTTTATTAAAAATACTATTCTATGTTGTTTCACATCATACATAAAACTTGCTTTTCCTTTTTCTTTTACTTTTAGGCAATTGTTTTTTCTTAAGTACTCAACACACTTTGGTTCTGAATGTATTGAAATAAAACTAGAGGGCAGGGTAAACACTTTTTCTTTTTCTTTTGCATGTACTACGTTCACATTTTTCATAATCTGTTCCATAGAAACTTCATCTTGATGCTTACCTTTGGCTGAACAAGACGCATGAAAACAGTACCACATTAAATCTGCGTTATTCTTTTTTATTGTAAGAGTATTTGTATTATGACAGAACGGGCAATCCATTCTTGTATCCACATCTGTATTGGGGATTAAATTTTTTATAATTAATAATTGCTGTGAGTAGTTCATGAGGTAGATATACACTAGACCAAAAAAAAAGTCAAGACGGAGAAAAGGACAATCCCCATCTTGACTCGTAAAATCAGCAAACAAAAACGACTTACGCCTCTATGTACAGCTTGAGGTACGGCATTTTCTTATGCTATGTTTATAACTGATTGTTTTGCTACACAGGATAAACAACAATCCCCCAGATTCAAACTAGGACACAATTATAAAACTCTTAAACTTACGCTAATGCCACGCCCACAGAAAAGTATCTTTATGTGTACACAAATAATTGTTAAGGCATTTGTGGCACTAGCGTAAGTTTAAAAGGGGAATACGTTAAGCTCTCTCGCTTATTATATATTCCCCCATAGGAGTGTTTATGCAATGAAAGTATATAATACCTTATCAAGTGGCTTATGTCAAGCCACCATTCTTTTTTTATTAGCTGACGTTGTAGCTTCATAGTCAGAAGAATCAATAGCAGGTAAGCACATATCTGGCTCTACCCAATAATGTTCTCTAGCCCTTACAGCAGTATATCTGGTAAGAGGCTGACCACTTTGTGCTCTAGTCAGTTCTCGGTGAAACAATCGTAGCCAATCACGAACATGAATACCTATACCATAGTATCGCCTAGTCCTACCATTACCCACATCTTTTTCTATTGAAAGAGCCCAATGCGTTCCTGCAGTTCCTGCATCATGAGACATATAAACGACTTCATCAATAGTGAAGTCGATATGTTTTGGGTGGTCGGCATTCTTGTAGTAGTACTGATAATCTGTATGATTATTCTCGCCATTAGTATTGAACTCGTGAGACCACATTATACACCTACACTTTCTTTAGGTGTTACAACAACAGCAACAGTGTCGGCAAGTTTTCTTGCCTCCATGTCTTGTTGAATAACACTTTGAGATATAGATGATAAAGCCAAAGCTGTACCTGTACCAACAATCTTATGTCGTACATTAGAAGCCTCAGTCCATACTTTTTCTACTGCCTCAAGAGTTTTACAAGTGCGAATAAGTTCTGCGTATGCCTTGAACTTTTCTTTCATCTCCTCGTAATGCTTATGCCATTTGAGACGTACTCGTTCTAATGCAGATAAATACTTCTCAAACACAGCCAACTCATCTGATGTAACAAGCCTAGCTCGTTGATGGCATGAGTATCTAGTTTTTGGAACAGTAAAAGACATAGCCATATCATTGTCCTCGAAGAACTTTTTTTGATATGCGTCAATGCTATCTGCTATCCCTCGTATCTCTTGAGAGTATGTAGTCATACGTTTACCATTGTAATCTTTTTCGTTGTCTTGGACATACTTGTATTTGACTACATCAATACCATTGGCTACCATATCTTCATAATAGAAAGCAATCAAATCATCTCTTGATAGTTTGCTTATCTCACGCTTTGACGAGCCATGACTGTAATATCCACCATATCCATCACAATCGAAGTTTGTATAGATAGAACGCTCATCACGCCTAGCATTGTAATTATCACTAGCCATATCGTCTCTATCAGTAAACCAAAAGCATGACTCTTGTTCTGTTGCGTCATACCTTGATAATACATCTAGGTCTGCTTGAGGTGTAGCATTGCCAACTACTCTAGTTACAATTTTTTTGATTTCTGGAATAATATCCTTGACCTCTTGGATTGCTTTTTGCTTTGGCTCAAGCCACTTGCTAGGTGTCTTGGCTATTTGTTCTTGAGCATACGTATACAATATAGGTCTGCTCGTAGTTTGATTTAATAAAGTTTTAGCCATTTGTTTATCCTTTCGCTAATGTTTATTATGATTATATAATATACTAGTCTAGCCATTGTGTCAAGCTAACCAAATTTACTTGCAAGATTAGACATGTATTCTTGTATAGTTTCTGTTATATCTTCTTTGTTTATAAATCTTTCCCAATCATTGTAAGTTGCATCTACATAACTAATAACAGATTTTAATTCTAAGTTACCTTTGCTAGCGTGTATTTTAGGTAGTTCCTCATATATTTCACTAATCATTTCCTCTCGTTTTTGTTCTGCATAATTATCCCATCTTAAATCACTCATAGCTTTATCCTTTCTTTTATGATGTAACATTTGGCACATAAAAATTTAAATATCTTATGTGTTAATGTTGCATTGTTGCAACCACATGAGGTGCATTTAATGTTTGTGATAGCTAACATTTTTTATCTCCTTACTCCAACAAGCACGACAATCACGACACTCATTATCTTGAAACCTAGAGGGGCAGTCATGACCTATTGGTTTTTGTTTGTGATGAACTGTTGAGGTATGCTCAAAGTTCGGTGGCTTTCCATCAATCATAGGGGCAGATGCTCTGACAGTAAGATTATCTGGAAACTTTTTGTATATCTTGAGATAGTCAGATACAATCTTGACTTCTCTTGTTGGTAGCCAATGCTTGATC